ACAAGCTCTTCTGAGTAGCCATGGTTACATACGATATCGTCGTGCGTGTAGTTAATCTTCGGTACCTTGTTAAAGAAGGACTTTGTAGCTACAAAGAACTTCCCTGTCTCGGGGTAGATACCAAAGACAATACTAGGACTGCCGTCATACTTCTCAGTAAGAACAGCGTCAGGTGTCCCTATCATGGTGGCATGTACTGCTTTCAGTACAGCGACAGCATGCGTATAGCCCTCAAACCCCGCGTCGATGAGGTAGTCTTCCACATGCTCGAAGTGCGTCAGGCGGGACTTCACCGCAACCTTCTTAACCACTGGTTTAGGAGCAGGGAGCTTTGCGACCGCCCTCTTCTTCGGGATAGTCCGTTTGCCAATGCCTGCTATCTGCTTGATGGAAGGTATCTTCCTCGGTGCAGCGGGCCGTCTAATCCCCGATTTCATACTGATCCTCTGGCCAAACAAAGATAGGTGTCTCGGGACCGAGGTAAACCCCTTCCAGATTAAATTCAATAAAATCGCGGGCTTCTTCTGTACTCATGCCATCCTGCGACATCAGAATATCCCGTATGTCTTCCGCGTCGTAGACAAGGACTTGCACTTGCGTGCCGTCTTGCCAAATGAAAGCAGAACCAATAATTGCTGCGTCGTAGCCGTTAGCTCTTAACATCAGAATGGACTCCCTTGTTGGCGCACCGTCTCGGTAGCGAATGGTGCATCTTGGTTAGCGAATGGCGGAATACGCCAGCATCGAATGGTACGGCCCTTCAAAAACAAAGAGATAGGTTCCCCGCCCATGTCACGTAAGCGCTGTGCCATTTTTGGTGCGGTAAGGCCTATGAAGTTATTACGCTTTAGGTGCGATTCGAGGTCCTTGATTCGGAAATAGCATTTCCCGTCCTCTATCTCAAACCACGGTCGGCCCATGAGTATTTCATCGCGGTCCATGGCTTGCTGCATGTGGGCAGTGAACTCTTCTAAGAGGTCCATGAATTTACCGGTGACGGACGTATCTTCGCTGGCCTCAGATATCTGCTCTGTCTCCACCATCTCTTTAAGCAAACCATTGAGCAACTGCTCCCAATCCGTCTTCTTTAGAGTAGGAGGCAGCGTATTTAATCGCTCTAAGCAAGCCTTCTGAAAGGCAGCTTGATTGAACAAACTGTCTGTTTCTAACTCCACTCTACGACCGTTAACGTCGAGGAACCATAAAGGTGGTTCGCTTGCGTACTTAGAGAGCGAGGAGAGCGTAGGACTGTCTGGGCCACTGCCGCCAATACCATGCTTCCTCGTACGGCACAGGCCGGAGTTACAGAATGAATTGAGCGGCGCGTCCTTACACTTGTAACGATATTCTTTCTTGTTTAATTGCTTGATAACAAGCTGCACTTCGTTGTTTGGTAATGGTGGTGAAAAATACTTGAGGTTATGCTCGACTACTTTGTCTTCCCAAGACGATGGAGCAGCTTTTTTAAGGTAGATACCAACATTAAAAATCCCATTGTTCCGCGTACCTTCAGGAAAACCTTGCGTACAGAGAGCCTGTAGACACGGAGGCCCATCCTTGACAGGCGCTTCCGCGACTTTTGGTGGTTCGGGGACCGCGACGGGTCCGTCCTGAACCTTCGCTTCGTAAAGCGCGAAAAACTCTTCAAGCGTGGCGGCCGAACCGTCACTATTAAATGCATAGCGCGTGCCATTGTCTCCGCCAAAGTAGGGAAGATTAAGAAAGTTACCCGTGTCCCCGCGGTCCACCAATATCTCAGATTGCTTGGGGAATATTTCACGGCCAGCCTCGCCTAATAATGCGGCGCAGGCTTTTAAGTATTCGATCATGCTACGTGCTGCGATAGGTTCACGCGTAAATAAAAAGCAATGCGCGCCACCGGACTTGCTACGACAAACGACTAGCGGAAGACCCAAACCATCAATCTTCTCCACAAGGCCTCGATGATCAATAGGGTACTGATCGATATCAATGCAACCCCATATACAAGTGTTATCAGCACGGATAGGAATAATGCCCAGACTAGGTTCAACACCAGTGAGATGCCTCTCCCAAAGGTCGTCGGTAGGAGGCTTTCTAACCACGGTCGCTTGTCCGTTTTGTTTTCCATCGCCACGCGCCCCTTTAATTACATATGTTCCATAGGCAATATCCAGCCCACTAAATATCGCTTTTAATTTTGTTATATCGACCATTCTCTATCTCGGAAGGTGGGGTACTCGCTACACTAGTGTCTGTTACATGCTCACCGCTCTTTGCAGAGTCCCGTGCGACACGCCAGCAGTCGGCATTACAGCATCCGCTTTCCCCCGTAAACTTAAAACGGCACGTCTGGTGAGCCTTCCATCAACTCATCACTAGCGTGTTTGACTTTTACGTCACCGGACCCAATGCTTTGAGCAAATGATTTTGCAGAAAGGTAAAGCGACGAGTCTTCTATGGGACCAATACGCTCAACTTCCCAACCAAACCATTTACCTTTGTCGTTGGATTCCGCCTGTGTAGATAGGCGATACAACTGAGAGAACATAGGTGGCGTGTAGGGTCCGTTCTTGCCCATCATCTTGGCAGACATCATCATACTGTTCCACTTACGGGACTTCTTCAACTGCGTGGACTTCATTGTGATCAGCGCTGGTTCGCCAAAGCCGCTGTCACCTACAATCATCACGTAATGATTGGCAGTGTTCTCAATGTAGTTGCCGTTATCGAGATAATCTTTATTATCGCCCGGTTCACGATGGGTTCTACTAAGGATATCGCTCGTTGCGGGATATATAGCTGCCGGAGCCCCGGAACCGGAGCCACGGGGGGCCCATTCAATATATTGCCGTACATATGCGCAGGGGATGACTGTAATCCCTTTTTTCCCATCATAAAGCTGTCCTGTTACTGTGTTGAACATCATCCCGGGCATTGCGCCCTCTACTTCGCCAATCTCTGGGCTGACGTTGGTCAACAAGCGCAGGAAGGGTAAGGCAAAGTCCTCCTGATTCATGTTGTCAAAGCCGCCCGATGCGTCATCCTCGAAAGAGGACATCAGTGCTACTTCCGTGGATTTCTTCTCGACTACTTCGTTCTTTGCCATGAGTAATGCTCCTTGGTTCAAGTGGATTTTATCGTTGCCTTTTGGCCGACATACACGCCAAAAGTTTCATTGGGGAACTCAGCGCCGCGCTCCACCATATCTTTCACCCATGCCTTCAGCGTCTGGGGTTCGATCTTCTGTGCTTGCTCAACTGGATAGTTTTGCTCCCGCAGATAATCTAACAACACAGCACACAATTCGTCCTCATTGCGACCAAAGCGTACTGATACTGTATTTTTGATAATGTCATCGTAACCATTTGCACGTAGCCATTCAAAGGCCACGGCACGGTTTTCTTCCTTGATGCTGGCAGAGTAAAACGCCTTAACATCAATGGTGCTGCCGTCAGCCATGGTGAACTTCTTCATGCCTAACTCTTGCAGCATTGCTGGAATAGTCTCTTCTAAAAGTTTGCGCTGTTGATCTTTGCGCTCCTTCAGAACAGTTTCCATCTCCTCAATTTCTTTCTCCAACATCTTTGCCCGCTTGGCCAAAGCACCAACACTAGTCAGGTCATCATTCTTGATCTGCAATGCCCCAGCATCCTCTTCAAAGAGGGTATTAATATCCGTCTTCATCTCTCTCTCCATTCTCAGTAACATCGATCTCAATCGGAATATACATGCGCTCCCGACGATCCCATTTTAACGCGGTATAACGTCCACCGTTATTGAAAGATGCTATCGCACAAGCTAAACCGATAGCAACTGGGTCCCCCGTTAATAAAAGATAATCCCCATCTGTATAATCTCGCAACTTACGGCGTAAACGCCGGATAGTAGGTGCGGTAGAAAAAGCAATTTGGGTATTGGAAGCAAGTAGTATTTCAACGCTGCCATACTTCATAGCACTGGAAATGTCATGGTTAGGCATCTCCTGTACAACAAAAATTCTTTTCACGTTTCTTTCTCCTTTCTGTAAACGAACACACAGTGTACAATAAAAACACAGGCTGTCAATAGGCCTGCACAAGAAAGGAAGAAAGATGAACTACTTTGTTGATAAGTACCCATTTAAAAATACGCCGTTCCTACACCAAGCCGCCTATATGCAGCGGTTTTGGGAACAGCCCGTTGCTGCGCTCTTTGCAGAGATGGGAACAGGTAAAAGTTTTATGCTGATAAACAATGCAGCTATGCTGTATGACAAAGGCCGAATTGATTCTATGCTGATTGTGGCCCCTAAGGGCGTATACCGAAACTGGTATAAATTAGAGATACCGAAACACATGCCGGACCATATTCGGTACAAGATGGCTTGCTGGTCACCTACCCCAAAGAAAGCAGAGAGAGAAGAGATGGATGTAATGATGAATGCAGTAGATGATTTA